ACGATGTTGGGATGTATCTTGGAACTAAGGATATTGATGTACTTATAACAGCAGGCGACCTTGCTGCACAGATTGCGGCAGGAACAAGGGCGTATATTGACACTAATTACAATGCGCATGGTTGTGAAGTACATGATTTTGAAACAAGAGATGATATGTTAAAATGTATTGGACATATTCTGAAAACAGGTGATAATATACTTATAAAGGCATCTCATGGTATGGAATTTACCAAAGTTGTAGAGGCTTTAAAAACAATTAATTTATAATGGAGGTTTTATGAAATTACTTAAGAGAGTAAGCATATTAGCTGTACTTATTACAGTGATTGCAGTATTTGCAGGCTGTGGTAAGGAAGCAACGGTTGTTGGAACATGGGAAGGAGATGATTATACTTATACTTTCAATGATGATGGAACAGGAATCCAGCAGATAGGAGAGATAAGCGTTTCAATTACTTCGTATGAAGCAAAAGATGGAAAGCTGAGCATAACAATCAGTTTCCTTGGGACAGAAGAGACAGATGAGTATACATATTCAATCAAGAAAAATGTACTTTCTTTAAGCGATGGAAACAATACAATAGAACTTAATAAGAAATAGTATTTTAAGACTTTTGCATTATATTCTGATGCGAAAGTCTTTTTTTAAAATTTATATATTTTTATACTTTACAAACTTTTAAATGTGTGATAATATCCACAATATAAAAAGTACTTTTTAAATAATTTAATCAAGAGGAGGATTTGTATATGCATGATATTATTGAACAGTAATGTAAAATAAAGTAATGTAATTATACAGGGAACACAATATTAATAGCCTCCTTGGTTATATCTATCTCTTTAAGTATATTTAACCAGAATCCACGCTTGTTGTCTGGAGTTAAACTGTTATATAAATCTTTCCAGTTATCTGGCAGAGATGGAACGCTTCTGGCATTGTCTATCTTGTCCTTATAGCCCGCTATTTCTTTTTTAATTGCAAAACGCTTATCTTTATATTCCTCAAAAGGAATATCTCCATCTTCGTATCGTACACCAATCCGCTTAAGCTTTTGCTCAAGAGCCTTAATCTTGTTTTCGTAAGTTGCTTTATTTTCTTGTTCAAGCTCAAATTCAGACTGACACATCTTAAGTTCTGCTTCTAAATGTTCCATAAGATAAGCTTCTATTTTTGTTTCTGCAAGATTAACACCTGGGCAGTCAAGATTTCGTTTATCATTGTGAGCAGCGCAACTGTAAAAAGGATAATATAATTGCTGGCCATTTTTAACCCACCTGTTTACTCTTGCTACCATACGTCCCCCACAGTAACCACATCGGCAGAGTCCGGAAAATAAGTATACTCGGTCACTTCTTTTTGGAGTGCGGTTACGTTTTGTCGAATTTGTAAGGATTAATAAATGCTCATCCCATGTTATGTAAGCTGGACATTCAGATCCGGATGCATTTCCGGCATAAGCAGGGCTTTTTAACATTCTACATATCTGTGAAGTGGCAATATGCAGACCATATTCTGCAACAGCTTCAGTTGCTTTTGCAATACTAAAACAAGATAGATATGTTCTGAACATAGCGCTTATAGCGTCATATGTTTTTTCGTCAAAAACAAGCTTTTTGTTTTCTCTTCTATACCCACGCGGACATTTTCCACCGACAAAGTCACCGCGGAGCCTTCTGTATTTAACAGCTTCTTTAGTTCGCTCAGATGTTTTATCCGCTTCATTTTGAGAAACAGAAAGCATTATATTAACCTTGAATAGTCCGGTTGATGTTTCTGTCTCGTAATCTTCCCAGATAGCACGCCATGGAACCTTATAAGAATCAAGCAGAGTTTGTACCTGGTAATAATCGGCCACAGACCTAAACCATCGGTCGAGCTTAGTAAAGAGAATGATATCAATCTTACCTTCTTTGCAATCATCTATTAACTGCAGAAGAGCTGGACGATTGATATATTTTTTTCTTGCTGAGATGCCGGCATCGTTGTATTCACCGGCTATAACATATCCGTTATTACTGCAGTATTCTCTTAATGCAAGAAGCTGTGAATCAACAGATAAGCCCTTTTCTTTTTGTTCTTTTGTAGATACTCTAACATAAATAGCAGCGCGTTTCATATATCATTCCTCCTTAAGTTGCACCAGTGCAACAATTTTAAGTACAAAAATAACACCTACTTGCAAAAGCGGTGTTAGAAATGATACAATGTGCTTGTTCAGGGCGGTATGTATCATAAGCACTGCTTATGTAAGTATCGTGGTAAAAGCTCTTGTGTTGGTAGCACAGGGGCTTTTATTTTAAGTAATGTAAAAATCTATTTATCTTAATAGCTTTAGAATAAAAAGCTATTAGATACATATGTGTACAAGGTAGTTTACTGGATTCAAATTCAGGACAGGTGCATTGCTTTAAGCTTGCTCTATATTTACCAAAACGCCCAGTGGCTAACTTCTTATCTATGTAAAAGCTGCCATTATATTTCATTGCAGCATCCTGCTTTTGTATCTGATCTGGTAGAGCATGTATATCATTATCAAAATCCGGCCAGCTTAGGACCTCACATCTTCCGTATATCTTATTCATAAAACCTCTTAAATTTATTCACTTATTTTATTTGTTGTTTTGGATAATAAAAGAAATTTACCACGCATATTAACTTCGTCTACATCACCAATTTGAATAATATTCTTGTTTACTGCAGTATTAAAAATTTCTTTTGAATATCTTTCTCGATATTTTCCAATTTTAATAAAAGTATTAAGTATAAAATCAGATAGTTTAGAATAAGGACCAGGCGAAATAATATTTTTTGGCCAAACATATTTATCACTAATAGAATTGTTGCTTTTTAAAATTTTTGAAAAAGATAAAATATGTTTTCCGCATGGAAATGAATTATATTGTACATATTTTTTGCTTTTACATATAAGAGTATAATGAGGAGTATTAGTTTTGCCGGAAACAACGGGCATTATTATTATATTATTTTCTAATAGAATTTTTAAATCAGTTACGGATTTTGTATCATATATTTGTATATTGATATTGGGCATAAAAGATTTAGCTATTTTTTCAAGAACTGTAATATCAAACACTTCACCAACTTTCGTAAGAGAACTATCAACACATTTTTTTATAAAATCATAATAAATATCTAAATTAAAGTTCTTTTTATTAAGAATACAATCAGCAATAATGATACAATATAGACCACATGTATATCCAATTTGATTAGTAGATTTATAATCATTCATAGCATTTCTCCTTATAAATTACTCAAATAATTCCAAAACATAGAGAGTAGGTTGAAAACCAATAACATAATTGTCAACCTGTATGTATATACCATACTTGGAACGGTAACATTCAATAGCATTACTTAAAAATTCTTCTGTTACATTTAAGTAATCTGCCATATCGTGCAAGGTCCTGCAGTTGGCTTTATAACAGTTAATAATGCCTTGCAAACCAACCTGTCTATTATATGCCCACAGGCGGGCTCTAGCTTCTTGCTTCCTGTTACCGGTATCAGACATATCTAATATATCTCCAGAAGACGTGTAGAAGTGTCCAAGCTCTTCTGCAAGTACGCATGCCTTTTCTCTTTGTGTAGGCAAATCCTTTTTAATAGCAATACGATTACCTTTAATTCTTCCGGCATTAGCAACAAGAGGCTTTTCCCTGGTAATAAGATTATTGTTATCTGCTTCAATAAGTAATTCTTCGTAGCTCAAATAAATCCCCTCTTTAAATTATTTCCATTCGTCATCATTGTCCATAATGTTGTTATCGTGTTTTTATTCTGTTTTTGAAGCTCCCTCTAATTCGTGTGCAGCATTAAGCAAAGAGTTATTATCTGCAGTGTATTCAGGAATATAAGTTAATTCTTCCACACGCTTAGCGGCTTCTTCAATTCCTTTATTGTTTAATTTATTACAATAAGACTGTATACGGTTTATAAAATTAGATGAATTAGATTTAGCTGTTTCAATACAAATAACTTGATTATTGTTCGTTAGACATAAATCAAAATCTAATAAATCAGCAGGTGTAACATTTAAGGCTTTTGAAAATGCAAGTATTTTACTTTGTGGCAAATCAACCTTTCCCGCTTCTATCTTTGCAATAGATGTTTTATCTTTATATCCAACCATTTCAGCAAGTTGAGATTGAGATAATTCCATATTTTCACGAAGCTTTTTTATTTTTAATCCTATAATAGATTGAAAGTCCATAGTTAGCACCGCCTTTTAAGTTATTTCCATTCATCATCATTATCCATAATGTCGTTATCGTGTTGTTGCTCTTCTTTAGAAGCTCCATCTAATTCATGTGCAGCGTCAAGCAAAAATTTATCATCAGAGGTGTATTCAGGTACATAGGTTAATTCTTCAACACGCTTAACGGCTTCTTTGATTCCTTTAGAATTTAATTTATTACAATAAGCTAATAAGCGATTTGTTAGACCAGACTGATTATGTTTTGCTTCATTTAATTCGATAACAGCTCCAGTTGGATTATAAGTGTAATCTAAATTGGAAAAACTTCTTTCCATAGATGTATCATAACCCATAAGCCATGCTTCTGTAACATTCAAAGCCTGACCTAATATGAATAATTTATCTTGATTAGGCTCTACCTTTCCGGATACATATTGGCTTATATCAGATTTATTCATCTTTACATTATATGTTTTACAAAATGGAAGACAGGCATTTAATATGTCAATTTGACGAAGATTGCGGGTCTTCATTATGTATTTTAATCTAGATGAAGTATTTTCCTTTTTCAAATCTTACACCTCCTTACTAATTATTATAAATTGAATTTATCATATATTGAACAAAAGTTCAAGAGAAAAAACAAAAAAGTTAAAAATGTTGAATTTATGTATTGACAATAAAAAATGCTGTGGTATTCTTAAAATACAAAAGTTAAAAACATTGAACTGAAAGGAGATGATAAAAGTAATGTCATTTGATTATAGAAAATTGAAAGGAGCAATTATTGAAAAATATAATAGCCAAAGTGCATTTGCAAAGGAAATAGGTATTTCGGAGCGAACACTTTCTTTAAAGATGAATGGTAAAATAGCTTGGAGACAACCAGAAATTGTACAAGCAATAAAGGCATTAAATCTTACAACAGACGATATACAAGAATATTTTTTTAAAGAAAAAGTTCAAAACATTTAACTCAAGGAGGTGAGAGAGTGAAGGTAATTTTCTTAATAGCTGGTATAATTACGATTTTTGTTCAGATAAAGAACCTGAATGAGATTAGGCGAGAAATAAGACACATAAAAGAAGTCCCTGATTTGATTGTATACGGAATCAGGGACAGAAAAGATGATCATTGATTATTTATTGCATTGTTAAATTTATTAATGAGTTCATTTGTGGTATTAGAAGATACCTGTATTGCATTTAAGAGTTGATATATGTAGCAATCATCAATGAATATCTGTTGAACAACATTTTTGTCATCAAGGAATAAGTAATTTTTAAATGCAGTCGAAGAACTTTTTAATTTCCCATTAATAAGGTATATGTCGCCAGCGTCAAGATGGCAGACAAAAGATTGAAGAGTATCAAATGTATCAAATAATTTATTTAAGGATGGTTCTAAAAAGAGAACTTGCTGCCAATCTAACTGATTATTAGCAGTTTTATTAGAGAGATTCATAACAAAATTAATAATGTTGGGTTGAGTCATAATGTGCCTCCTTGTTAAGTTGAATTTTTAGTGAATTTAATCTGGTTATGTATAAGTGATTATTATTTTTATTAAATTTATGCAGCATTTTTAAATAAAGAACATGATTTTGCACTCGTGATTTTTTCAAGAAAGAATATCTTTCAGTTAAGTTGTTTACAAAAATATCAATTGAGTCGCTTAAGTCAGAAGCTTGCAAATCATGGGATAAAGAAAGAATGAAGCCGTCAATCTGAGCTTCTAATGACTGATATTCATTTTTATAGTCAGCGCGTTCTTTTGTATAAAGAACAACCAGCTTTAATTTACGAGTGTTCCAATAAGTTAATAAGGACAGGGCAAAACTTATTAAGCCGGTAGCAGCACATAAATAGTCTAACCATAGTGGCATATATTTACTCCTTTATATTTTATTAAATTAGTATAGCACTTATAACAAGAAAATACTACTGAATTGTACAGATAATGCAAGGAGGCAAAATTTATGATAATACGAACTGAATATGCCAATTTTGGCAAACCGGAAGATTTACTCCGTTATATGCAGGAAGAAAAGATTGAGGTTGTAACAGTAGAGTCGGAATACTGGATAAAGATGAAGAAAGAACAGAGGTGATTTTATGGGGAAACTTTGGAAAGAGATGTCTGAAAAAGAAAAAAACAATTGGAAACAGCGTGCGTATAACACACTTGTAAGCCTGTGGGCGCACCAGAATGGGCTTAAGGTAATTCCCAAGAAAAACAAAGCGGTATAAGGAGGCAGAATGAGAGACATAGGTTTAATAATTGCATACAACAGGCGCATTAATGCGGCGGTAGACGATAGACGCATTGAAGATGCAGCTAAGTGGATGTGCAGATTACATAAGTTAGAAAATAGAAATGGAGTTCCAATGGGGAGTTATAGACTCAGGGAGGCGTAATAAATAAAAAGAGCCGCTGGACCGGCGGCTCTAGTACTTAGAACATTAAATGCTCTGCAAATATAACAATATTATTGTATCAGAAATGTTCAAGTACATCAAGAAAAATTAATAAAATGGTCTTTTTTCTTGGGCTTGTAATGAATATTAACAAGTCTACGAAACAAAGATTGTTTAAAAAGGGGTGTACATGAAAAGAAGAGGTACAAGGTACATTCCCTATGACTATGAAGCGGCAATTGATAAATCTGTAGAAGATATGAATGAGGTCTTCATGGAGTACATGCTGAAGACCAAATACAGGTGCGTCTACACATGTAAGGAGATCCGGGCAGGTAATCAGTTTGAGATAGAAATATATCCAGAGTTCACCAGGAAAGAGGACATTCCGGAAGAAGGAAGGATTAAGGATAAAGAAACTCAAAGAAACCTGAACAATAAGAATGCCATTAAATATTGTGGAAGACTGATTATAGAGAATTTCACAAATGATGATATATGGATGACGCTTACATATGCAGAAGGGAATGAGCCAGCTTGCTGGGATGAGGCTGTAAAAAATATGACTAATTACATCCGGCGGATTAATTACAGACGCAAGAAGTTAGGTCTGCCTAAAGCCAAGTACATATATGTTACAGAACATGATCCTGACGCAAAGATACGCTGGCATCATCACGTCATTATGGATGGGCTTCTTGACAGAGATGTATGTGAGAAGTTGTGGAAGCTGGGAGAGCGTTCCCAGTCAAAGCGACTTGAGGAAGATGCTTATGGTCTTGTAGGAATGGCAAAGTACATAACAAAGGACAAGCACCGACAGAAAAATGAGAAGCGGTGGAACTGCTCTACAGGACTTAGACAGTTCAGAGTTCGTAAGGTCCGTTCTAAGAGAAAAGGCGGAAATGGGCGGTATGTTCCTGTAAGCAAATATATAGACACATTTGTAAGAGATAAGGCTGCAAGGGAAGCAGAGATACAAGCTTGGCATCCAGAATATTCTCTTCTGGAATCACAGGTGTATTACAACGGAGTAAATGGCATGTTTTATATAACAGCAAGACTCCGGGATTGGAGAAAAAGAGATGCAAAAGGTAGATATATACATCCAAACGACAGCTAGAGGACCAGCAGTCCGTAAGCATGTAGCATACATGTATGTCTTAAAGATAGTTATTAGCGGCAAAGAGTTCATTAGAAACGGCAAGGGCACGCTTGAAAATGTTACAGAGAATCAGGCGGCACTGCAGGCAATAATACATGCATTAATGCGCTTCCATGAAAATTGCGAAATACGCATAAATACTAGTTGCGGACACGTGTTGAACAGCTGTAGGAACTTTTGGCCTCAGCAGTGGGAAAAAGCTGGATGGACGAAAGCTAATGGTAAGAAGGTTAAAAATGCGGACTTGTGGCAGCAGTACTTAAATGTCAGCCGCGGTCATGTAATCAGCTGGTCGAATGATAAAGAGCATGAGTTCAGCAAGTACATGGAATATGAGCTTAAGAAGATGGAGGCGGAATGGACGAGATAAAGATAAAAAAGGAGCTGGAACGGCTTAAGTGGTTAAGAAAAGCCGCGTACATGATGCCGCCCTGTAAAACAGCGGATGAAACAAGTATCAAGGTTACTAATCTTACGATACTTGGCGGAGAGATAGCAAAACTGGAGAGACAGTTATATGTATGTCAGCATCCAGAGGTAGACAATATATAACTCATAACGGCGCAAAGCCGCATAAAATCAGAATGGGAGTAACATTTTACTCCGAAAGTATCTACATACTTATCCATATACGCGGTTAAGAATATATCACACAGCAAAATCTGGCAGCAGTTCCGCCCTGTGCGCAGGGCGGGGAAAGGAGAGACATGGAAAGCATAATGCAGGACATAAAAGAATGTTATATATGCCGGCAGATAATGACGCAGAATAACATTTTCAGACCGCTTCCATCTGGTGGGCTTGAGTGCCATCACATAATGCATGGAACGGCCAACAGAAAGATATCAGAGCATTACGGTTTAAAGGTGTGGCTGTGTCCAGAACATCACAGAACGGGCAAGGAAGCTGTACATAAATGCAGGGAAACAGATTTAAAGCTCATAAGAGCAGGTCAAACGAGATTTGAACAGGTATTCAGTCATAGTGAGTGGATGCAGTTATTCATGAAAAATTATTTGTAGGAGGACACAATATGTTTGAAGTGTTTGGAGAGTTTGATAGTGCAGAAGAGATTAACAAGGCAGCAGCCGCACAGCTTGCGCAGGGAGACACACAGGCTATAAGGGATATAGCAAGAGAGAATGGTCTTGATCCGGCTGATGCAGAGGACTATATAGACGGAGAAGTATCAGAGTTGTGCAATCCACTCATGGCGGCGCTTGGAAAAATCAAGGTCGAAGAGGAGGAACTTAAGCCGGTTGAGATAGTACAGGATTGGATAAATTATATAAAAGCACAGGTTACAGAGCATCCTGATATGGCTGTAGCGGTACGCAGAAAGGGAAAGACGATAAAAGGCTGTATAGCAGAGCTTCTTAAGTGGAGCTTTAAGAATTGTTATCCGGTAGATAAGGATATTGTTAAGGCAGCAGGCGTAGGTGCTTCTGTTAAGATGGGAATCCCTGGAATGGGAAGAGCGTATGAAATCATAAAGGCTTATTACCTTGGAGGCGCGAAATGAAAAGAAAACAGATTATCGCATACGAAGGGAAAAAACCTACAGGAAAACGAAAACTGACGCTTATAGCTGATATCGTAAGTTTTGATGGTGATAAGTACCTTATTGCAGATTTGTATAGCAAGAAGGAACTCATATATCGCGAAGTATATTGTAGCACTGGAAGATTCAACTATGACTATGAAAATCAAAAAGCAGACACAAAAATCTACTGGAACAATCCCAAAAGGAGAATGTTGAAAGAGGCATATACTACAGACCAGACAGTTGCAACTGTAAAGAAATATGCAAAGTTAATAGACACAAAATATTATAGCGAAGATGCTGTTGATATACTTGAGTCAATTGAATTGAAGGTGGATAGTATGTCAGATCTTAGAAAGAAGCAGCGGGAGAATGACGAAAAAGAGAAATTATTTGAATTACTCCCGGAAGAACCTAGAATTCTTCAAATGCGTATAGAAAGCAAAGTAAATCAGGGAAATATTATATATTACAAAAGACATGGAATATATGCTGATTATCATTGTTGCCAGTGCGGAGAAGATTATATGCTTAGAACAGAACCATACGAAGGAATTGAACCGATACTGACATATCCCAAGCCGGAAAGATTAAAAGCTTTTGAATGCCCTAAATGTGGAGATAGTGCATTACTTTATCCAATGGGGCATGCCAAGTGTACATACCAGAATTTCACAACATTTTTATATCAGGTGGCAGCAGACGGAACCCTGATTACAAGAATGTATGATGTATTTGTAACAAGAACACCAGAAGGGGCAAGGAACATCGGAACAACAGAGTATGAGCGTGTGTTTATGCGTCCCGGATATTGTAGAGAATATTATAGATACAATTCAGAAGACAAATGGCGTAAAGACAGAAATGTGGCACTTAGAAATGTAATAGAACTTATTGAGGTCAACTATGACTGCATAAAGGACAGCCAGATGAAGTATCTTCCAGAAGATATGTATAAAACAATATACAGCACACCAGAAAGAATAGAACGAAAGTATCTGGCCCGGTATGAGACTGTGGAAAGCTTCGCGAGATGTCCACAACTGGAGACATTATTTAAAAATGATTTTAGAAATATATGTAGAAGAATCATATGGCAGAGAGGCAGCACAAACCAGGTCAATAAGCATGTAAAGGAACTACATGAGATATTAAGGATTACTAGGACACAATTGAAGTGTTTAAAAGAAGGTGGAAAAACGGAAACCATTGGATTACAAGAACTTGAAGCGTTCAGACAGATTGCTGATAAATACAGAATAAAAGAGCGGGACTATGACATGTTATTTAAACTGTATATGAGCTCTAGCCAGGCAACACTAAATTATTTGCTAAGATTTCAGAGCATAACAAAATTATGGAATATAGCACATAAGTATTTAGAAGATGACCATTTTGAGAATCTCAGGCAGGTACTTACAGAATATAAAGATTATCTTCGAGAACGCGAAGATAATGGAGATGACTTAAGTAATACTGTTTATCTTAAGCCAAGAAATCTGTATGAAACATATACACGAATACGTCTGGAAGCTGAACAGAGAAAAAATGAGAAGTATATCACTGAAATGCAGCAGAAATATTCAAATATAAAGAGCAGATCAAAGAAGATACCTAAGAAATATACATTTACGCATGAGGGATTAATTATAAGACCAGCCCTAGATGCTAAAGAAATTGTGTTAGAAGGGAGAATGCTTCACCACTGTGTCGGAAGTGATAACCAGCACTATCTGAAGGACTTTAATGCAGGTAAAGGTTGGATAATGGTAATCCGGGATATAAAGGCTCCTGATACTCCATACATTACGGTGGAACTAAAAAATGACAAGATAATGCAGTGGTATGGAGAACATGATACTAAGCCGGATAAGGAGATTATAGAGGAATTCTTAAAAGAATACAAAAAGCACATAGATAAGAAAGTGAGGAAAACAGCATGAATGAAGTGTTATACACAAAAACATTTAGTGAGTGGCAGCAGGAGTTAGATACAGAGCTTGTAAAGAGTGCGGAAAGCTTTGTAAAGATAGGATATCTTCTTAAGGTTGCCAGAGATACAGATATACTTGCTAATTCTGGATATGGAAATGTTGTGGAATTTGCGAAAGCCCGTTATGGTCTTGATAAGACCCAGGTATCAAGGTTTATACATATTAACGACAGATTCAGCGAGGACGGAAACAGTGCAGAACTGCAGGACAGATATAAAGGTATGGGATATGCAAAACTGACAATCATGCTGCAGCTTCCTGATGAAATTAATGAAGAGATAAGCACAGATTTTTCCAAGTCTGAGATAGAAGATATCAAAAAGGAAATTGATGAGGAAAATAAGATATCTGACATTGAAGTATGGATGGAAGGTACACAGGAAGAGGCAGAAAAATATAACGAGCTTGGACAGGTTATGTATCAGCTTTTGCATGATATGCCTGAACTATTTATCAAGATTGCACAGTCTTCTATAGAAACAGAAGAACTGATGAATGTATTAGCTCCATCAGGAGAGATGATATATTCAGTGCGTATTCCGGGAACTGGCCGACTAATGTTAAGTATTAAGGTTAATACTGGAAGAATAACGATAACTAATGTGCGAAGCATGGAAAAGACAGAGTGGAACATAGAGGACCTTGCAGATTTTGTGGTAGACATACTTAGCAGAGCTGATACAGAAGATCCGGCTAAGGCGTGGACGAGCATCTATAAAGAGGAATATCCGAAAAAAGCAGAAGTTGCACCAGTGCAACAGGAAAAGCCAGTGCAGAGAAAAGAGAAGAAAGTACAGAAAGCCAAGATAGAGAAGCCTAAGCCCCGGCCAGCAGAAGAGAATACGGAAGAGGAACAGATACCAGGGCAGGACAGCGTGCTTAATCATCCGGAGTATTTACCGGAAAACGGCAATAATAAGGCAGATTCCACAGGAAATGTGCAGGAAACAGATACATTTGTGGATAAGCAGCAGGAAAAACCGCCATATTTTGAAAAAGTTTCTGCAGAGAAAGAAAAAACAGAGCCAGAAATGCCAGCAAATGCGATAAATACAGAATGTGAGGACGAAGTAGACGCACTTGGAAACTATATGAATTGCTGGGAAGCAATATGTGATGCACATCGCAAGATTACTCTGTTTATCGAGGATTACAGCGCATCTGATACAACACCGGATAATATGCGGATAGAAGCAGCACGAATAAACGCGGTTACATTGGCAGAAGAATTAGAGCACTTAAAAGCTCTGTAGACCGCATAAATACAGAATATGGAGGTAAATATGACAACAGGAATAATATGTTTTATAGCCGGCTTTATAACGGCATGGGGAATATCGGCATGGGGAATATCGGCATTGTGTAATGCAGGAAGGGGAAACTGGGATGAATAGAGATTGTATTATGATTAATCTGGAGCAGAAAGATTGTAAGGGGCTTATTGAGTTATATTGTGCCAAGGAGGACAAGCCGTGTCCGTTCTATAAGCCGGCGGATAAATATAATAGAGATGGCAGCAGAAAGGAAAAAGTATGTGGAAAGTAACGAAGAAGGACGGTAGTACGGTAGATATAGAAAGAGATAACAGCCTTGTAATATACATAAATGAGCTTAATAACGAAGCTGATCTTGGTGAGATACTTAAGATTGAGAGGTGCGAAGATGTCAAGAAGACGACATAAACACTTATGTGTGTATACCTGCTGTGAGCAATGTTCTAAGAGCGTGGTAGCAGACGGAACATATACATGTAATAATAAGACAGTTATAGAGAATTACATGCCGGCGGAAGATTACTTCTGGTGTGATGGAGAGATGTTTATCAGAAGGGAACATGAATAAGTTACTTGGACCTATAAAGGAGCTAGACATGACTTATAAAAAGTTGTTAAAAGAAGCTAAAAAGCATATACGAACAAGAATTATTGATTACAAGCCTGCTAGTAGTATACATATAGCTGGAATAAATGATAATAGCCAGATACCAAATGCAATTATATGTTGGCTTAAAGATGGTTCACGGATAGTATATATTAGTGGCAATAGGAGGAAAAATGAGACTAATTGATGCGGATAAACTGAATTTTTCAGAACAACATTACAATAAAAGCCAGATGAAAGCGATTCTTGATTTTATTGATAATCAGCCAACAGCCTATGATGTTAATAAGGTTATTAATCAAATGGAAAAAGATAAATTCATTGACTGCGAGACTATATTATCAGATGTACATCAAGGATATAACGCTGGGCTAAGCAGAGCAATCGAGATAGTAAAGGCAGGTGGTTTATAATGCTAACATTGCCAATCAAGAAAAAGTGGTTCGACATGATTCTTTCTGGAGAAAAGAGAGAAGAGTATCGAGAAATAAAAGAATATTACGAAACAAGATTCCAGAATCTGTTCAAAGCAACAACAATATATCCATTTATCGAGGATTACAGCGCATCTGATACAACACCGGCAAGTATCTTCTTACATAGAAGCAAATATGAGTTATTGCAGGGCGAGGCAGTACCAGAGGAGATAAGGAAAGACAGTGTTCAGGAGATTATTTTCCGTAATGGATATAGCAAGGATTCTAAAGCAATAAAAGCAAGATGCAGATTAAGGATTGGAAAAGGGAGACCAGAGTGGGGAGCTGAACCAGATAAACAGTACTATATTTTAGAAATCCTGAATGTTGAAAAAATGGCAGCAGATAAAACTATATTACAGAAGGCAGGTGATTCGTGAGTGACTAAAGAAAATGAGGATAAAAAGAAATGGTTAAAAAGATATCGTAGAACCAAAAGGAATCTGATAGTAACCGAACTTGCAGTAAAGGAATTGAAAGCAGCACAGATAATGGGAGCAAAGGGCAATGATGGAATGCCTAAAGGGAAAAATAACAGTTCCGATTTAAGTGATTATATAGTAAAACTGGAAGATAAAGAAAAGGAATATGAGAAAGCCAAAGAAAGTTACATTAAAATTTGTGATGAAATAATAAGTGCTATATATCTACTACCAGATAGCAGGCAGCAGATGGTTTTGATATATAGATATATCACATCAGATAACAATGATTGGTCGGAAGTGCTAATAAAAATGAGAGAAGCAGGGGAAGCATATTCAATGCGACAGATATATAATATACATGGCGAAGCACTTAGAAATTTAAAAATAACTTAGAAATTTAAAAGAATAGGCTTGACATATGGTGCACCATATGATAATATATACTTGTAAGGAGGTGATACATATGTCAGACAAAAAAGAAAAGTCCGAAGACGCATTAAAGACTTGGCTGGTCGGTGCGGCAACGGACTTGGTTATCGGAATAATACTTCTTATTCTCGATAAGCTTCTAAGTTAGCTTAGAAAACAAGGAATGGGGCGAAAGCCCTGTTCCACTTAATAATATAACATAGTTTCAAGAAAGGAGCAAATGTATGTTAGGTAAGTTAGGAATATTTTTTATAGCGATAGGAATAGCAAAGATGATTATATACACAGTAAAGAAAGTGAGGAGCAATAGATGCCAGTAGGAGAGCCTAATAAGCAGACAATAGCATCTGCCAAGTATCAGAAGAAAGCAGGGTATGTATCTAAGTCATATAAGCTTAAGAAAGATATAGTCGAAGCATTTGCTGACAAATGCAAAGAGAACGGAGAGAGTCAGGCGGAAGTTATAACAAGGCTTATGAATGAATACATAAGTAAAAAGTGCTAAGCTGTTATTTGACCAGTTAATAACCACCAGTCAAAGGATTGGTGGTTATTTTCATAGTCATTTGCACTGGTGCAACATAATTTGTTACTAAACAAAATTAACGATTGTAAAAAATTACATTTTACTGGAGAAGAAATATGATGAAAATATGTTGACTTAAAACCTAAGCTGATTGACAATGTTGTTGTCATGAAAAAAAGGAGTTGACTTTTAGGTGTGACACAAATATAATAAATGCGTGACAAAAAAGGAGGTGAAACAATGTCACCAGTTGGTAGACCCAAAGCTGATAATCCTAAATCAAACAGGTTTAGTATTCGTTTAGACAATATAACAGAAAAAAGATTGGAAGAATATTGTGATGAGCATCATATAACGAAAGGCGAAGCAATAAGACGCGGGATATATCTTCTTTTGGAACAAAAAGAAAAGTAGTAGTTGCTTTAGTTTGGCGACCAACAACTACTACTTCTAACACCAGAGGTTTCCCACTGATAAATATATCATATCATTCTGGGAAACTTCTTTCAAGAAGATTTGAAAGGGGAATTTTAAAAATGCAATTACCACAAATTACAGAAGTAAATGGAATGAGAGTATTAACAACCAAACAATTGGCAGAGATGTATGAAGTCGATTCAAAGATAATTCAGTATAATTTTAGATATAATAAGAATAAATATATTGTCAATAAACATTATATTGAAATTACAGGAGACGAATTAAGACAGTTAAAAACAAGGAGTGAATTTCAATCCTCCCTTAAATATGTAAAGGCGTTGTATCTTTGGACAGAAAAAGGAGCACTTCTTCATGCTAAGTCCCTTAACACAAATAAAGCGTGGCAGGTGTATGACTATTTGGTAGACTTTTATTTTAGAGTTAAAGAAACAGATATAGGGGAACAGAAACCAGATAATGTGGTTTATAATACCAAGATTGCAAATCCAATTAAAGTATTCAAGACGCTGATTAGAGTTGCAGAAGACAACGGATTTGTTGTAAAGACATGTGAATTTCAGTCTACCTTGAGTAGAATAAAAGGTAATAAGATAGGCTTAAGAAATAATTTGACGCTTGAACAGATTGATTATGAGCTTGCATATATTTTGGCACATGCGTTCATACATAGAGATGCAGGAGATGTGATAAGTAGTTTTGATTGTAAAATATATAATCAAAGAGCGGAATGGGCAGCAGATATGATTATCAAGATATTAAATGCAGCGTAATTGTGAAAGTTGCACCGGTACAACAATATACTGGCAGCAGGCAAAAGATTGCAGTGAATTGCAGTTTTAAATGTGATATTATGTATTTATAAAAGATTGCAGTAAATTGCAGTTTTAAATGTGTTATAGTATAAACTACAGAAAGAGCAAGGGAATCTTAAACGGATTCCCTTTTTGTTTGCAATGGAATTTGATTACAACAGTAAGAGATGGAAACAGAAGAGAGCCAGAATATTAAGGCGGGACAAGTATATGTGTGTTGAATGCAGAAAGTATGGGCGACAGAGAGAAGCGGTCACGGTTCATCATATTAAGCATGTTGATGAATATCCAGAGCTTGCTTACATAGATTCTAACCTTGAGAGCTTGTGCAATGCATGTCACAATAAGATGCACCCTGAAAAGGGCGGACATAAAGCATAGCCCCCCCTGTTTAAATGAAAAATTTTTAAGCCGTCTGGGACCGGGGAGGGGAGACGTTTCCAACTCTGCAAAAAATTATCAGGGAGGGGGAATGCCAAAATGGAGTCTGAAAAATGGAGAAGAAAAATCAAGGACAATCTCAAGAAATTAGGCACTTATGACGCTGCTTATAACTCTGTCATAAATACCCTGGCAGATACCCTGGAACAGCGCGATAAAGTTTACGGAAATTATAAGAAAAATGACGAAGACATGATTGTTGAGTATACCAACAAAGCAGGCAAGACTAACATGGTTACAAATCCTAAGATTATATTATGGAATGAGCTTAACAAGACAGCATTGTCGTATTGGAAGGAACTTGGATTGACACCTTCCAGCTTAAAGAAGATTGGAGGGGCAAGACCAGAGGAGAAGCCGACAGGTCTTGCAGCAGCACTTGCTTCAATTGAAAGCTAAGAACTGGAGTACAGTAATTGAATATGCAGAATCAATACGAGATGGAAAGAAAGTAGCTTGTTTGGAACTTAAGCAGGCAGTAGACAGATTCTTTCGTGATCTGGACAATCCAGAATATGAAGTCAATCCAAAAGCTCCAGAATTCTGCATACAGATAATTGAAAAAACAATAAAGCATCAGCAGGGAGAGCGTATCGATGGAACACCATTGAGAGGCACTCCTTTTTTATTAGAGCCATTTCATAAATTTATAATATATAACCTTGTTGGTTTTTATCACAAGGGTACAGGCATTGTAAGATTTCATGAGGCTCTTATATTTATACCGCGAAAGAACATAAAGACTTCTTTTGCAGCTGCATTAGCATGGGCGTTGTCATTATGGTACAGGCGTTCAGGGTCAAAGGTTTATATTGCTTCAGCGGCATTAATGCAGTCGCTTGAAAGCTTTAATTTCCTTGATTACAATGTCACAGCAATGGGGGAAAAGAAAGTAAGAGGAAAGAAAGGGGGAAGCGTAAATGTTATTGATAACAACAATGAGCACAGTATGGAAGCCACCCTCCCGGATGGGAGCTTTTATATAAGAGCATTAGCAGCAAATCCGGATGCACAGGATTCTCTTAATTGCAATATTGCAATTGTTGATGAAATACATGCCTTAAAAAAGCCCAAGCAATACAATCTGTTCAAAGAAGCTATGAAGGCATACACCAATAAGCTTATTATAGGTATATCAACGGCAGGAGATAATGAGAATTCATTTTTGGGAAACAGATTGAAGTATTGCAGAAAAGTGCTAGATGGGACTGTTAAAGATGAACAGTACTTTATATTTATGTGCTGTGCTAATCCTGATGAGAATGGTGATATTGATTATACGAATCCAGAGGTACATGAAATGGCCAACCCTGCTTACGGTGTATCCATTCGCCCAGAAGAGCTGATGAATGATTCGTTACAGGCACAGAATGACCCACAGCAGAGAAAGGATTTCTTTGCAAAGTCGTTAAATGTATATACATCTGCTATTAAAGCATATTTTGACATTGAAGAATTTAGAAGGTCCGATTCTAAGTACAGTTGGACACTTGAACAGTTGGCAAAGCTCCCAATAAAATGGTATGGTGGCGCAGACCTGTCAAAGATGCACGATCTTACGGCTGCATCGCTATATGGTAATTATAACGGGACAGACATAATAATACCTCATGCATGGTTTCCTGTTACGGCAGCATATAAAAAAGCGGATGAGGATAATATTCCTCTGTTTGGCTGGAAAGATAATGGTTGGCTGGATATGTGCAACAGTGCAACTGTTAATCATGCGGATATAGTTAATTGGTTTATAAGCATGAGAAAGAAAGGATTCAAGATTGTTGAAGTTGGACATGACAGAAAATTCTGCAGGGAATATTTTATTGGAATGAAAAGAGCCGGCTTTAAGATTGTTGACCAGCCACAGTATTTTTACAAGAAATCAGAAGGTTTCAGACACATAGAAAAAGCTGTTAAAGATGGTAAATTGTACTACCTTCACTCAGAAGCTTATGAATATTGCGTTGAAAATGTGAGCGCAATAGAAAAAACAGATGACATGATTCAATATGATAAGGTTCAGCCGGAGCAGCGAATAGATATATTTGACTGCTCTGTTTTTGCGTGCATAAGGTATTTGGAAAATCTGGAAAAATCCAGCATCGCGTCAGGCTGGTTTGGAGGAAGTAAAAAGTGAGTAAAAGAAGAAAGAAACAAAATGTAAAAAGAGATGCTTCAGTTGGATTCCTTCTTTCTGGAGATGCATATACGACGCTATGTGGTGATGGATATACTCCATTAAACAAAAATCCGGAAGTAGTGACAGCATGTGGAGTAATAGCAGAACTGATTGCGTCAATGACAATTTATCTGATGTGTAATACAGACAATGGCGACATAAGGATTAAGAATGAATTAAGCAGGAAGCTTGACATTAACCCTAACAGATTCATGACGAGACATACATGGGTAAAGTGGATTGTAATGAATATGTTGCTTGGCGGAAAAGGGAATGCAGTTGTATATCCTACAACGGACGATGGCATATTAGGAGATATGATATTAATCCCACCAAGTCAGACATCATTTCTGCAGGATGGATATGGATATCAGATAGGGATAAATGGACAATATTATGATCCTGATAATGTACTGCATTTCGTATATAACCCGGATGAAAATTATCCATGGAAAGGCCGTGGGATAACGGTTGAGCTTAAAGATGTAGCTCAGAATCTTAAACAGGCATCAGACACAAAGAATGCATTTATGTCAAATAAGTTTCAACCAAGCCTGATTGTTAAAGTAGATGCCTCTGTAGAGGAGTTCCAGTCGCCAGAAGGCAGAGAAAAGTTATTAGAGGATTACACAGCGGGGGTAGAACAGGGAAGGCCTTGGATGCTGCCTGGAGAAATGATTGATATAAAAGAGATAAGACCATTGACTCTAGGAGATTTAGCATTAAACGATTCTGTTGTTCTTGATAAAAAGACGGTTGCATCTATTGTTGGAATACCAGCATTTCTTTTAGGTGTAGGAAATTACAATAAAGACGAATATAACAATTTTATATCGCGGAAAATAAAGGCAATTGCAGAAGAAATTGAACAGGAATTAACTAGAAAATTGCTGATAAGTCCTAACTGGTATTGGAAATTCAATGTCCAGAGCCTTTATGCGTATGATATTAAAACAATCAGTGATGTATACAGCAATCTCTATGTAAGAGGTCTGTTTACGGGAAATGAGGTAAGAGATAAGCTTGGGGCATCTCCTATGGAGGGACTTGATGAACTTGTCCTTTTAGAAAATTATATTCCACTGGATAAGATAGGAGACCAGAAAAAACTTATACAGGAAGGAGATACGGATGGAAATTAAAGATATAGGAATGCAGATTCGCTCTGCAGAAAGTAAATTTAATACGAGGGAAGACGGAGAAGACCTTTACATTGAAGGATACTTCTCCGTTTTTAATAGCAACTATGAATTATGGCAGGGAGCAACAGAATCTATTGATTCTCACGCTTTCGACAATGCGCTTGGTGATGATATCCGGGCATTGGTTGACCACGACACGCATTTGGTGCTAGCAAGGAACAAAGCAGGCACACTTGAATTGAAAATTGATTCGCGCGGATTATGGGGAAAAATCAGAATTAATCCGAAAGATTCTGATGCAATGAACCTGTATGAAAGAGTGAAGCGTGGAGATGTTGACCAGTGTTCTTTTGGATTTGACATTCTTGACCAGGAGACCGAGTACCGGGAAGATGGAACAGTTCATTGGACAATCAAGAGCGTAAAGCTGTATGAAGTATCAGTATGCACATTCCCGGCATATGAGGACACTTCGGTGTCAGCTCGTAAGAAGGATTACGAGGATATCAAAAAGAGAAGATCAGAATTGTGGAAAACACAGATGACTGCACGAATTAAAGGAGGAAAATAATGGCATTAAAGGCATTAATGCTTCGTAAGAAGCTCACAGACGCAAAGAAGGATCTTGATGAAGCAAGAGCGAAGACAGCCACTTTTGAGACTAGAGAAGCAGAGCTTGAACAGGCTATAAGTGAAGCTGAAACTGATGAGGAAAAGCAGGCTGTAGAAGAGGAAGTTGAAAAGTTTGAAACAGAGAAGAAGGAACATGATGAAGAGGTTTCTAAGCTGGAAAACGATGTAGCTGCTATAGAAAAAGATCTTGCAGATACAGAGGCTGAACAGCCAAAACCAGCGGCAAAGCCAGAAGAGAGAGGAGAAAGAAAGACAATGACAACAAGAAAATTCTATGGAATGGATATGCAGGAAAGAGACAGGTTCTTCGCCGATGATGGAGTTAAGAATTTCCTTGGCGAAATCAGATCATGTATCAAGGAAAAGAGAGCATTAACCAATGCTGGATTAACAGTACCAGAGGTAATGCTTCCACTTATCAGGACTAAGGTAGAGGAAACATCTAAGCTTGTCGGAAGGGTAAATCTTGCTACAGTGAGTGGTAAAGCAAGGACAAGAATCATTGGCACAATACCGGAAGCAATATGGACAGAAATGGTTGGAACACTTAATGAACTTGATCTTAAGTTTTACGATGACGAAGTTGATGGCTATAAGGTGGGAGGATTTATTCCAGTGCCTAATTCTATACTTGAAGATAATGATGTAGACCTTGCTTCTACTATCATTGATGCATTAGGTAAGGCAATTGGAAAAGCACTTGATAAAGCTATTGTGTATGGAACAGGAACAAAGATGCCATTAGGTATAGTTACAAGATTAGCACAGGCTGCACAGCCTGAAACATATAGCGCAACAGCAAGACCATGGGCTGATTTACATAAATCACATATAATTACAGGAACAGGTGCTACAGGACTTAATCTTTTCAAAGAAATACTCACTAATTCAGGTGTAATTGAAAATGATTATATTGAAGATGGTCTGGCATGGCTGATGAATAAGAAAACACAGGATAAGATTAAGATTCAGTCCCTTGATAAGAATACTAACGCTCTTATTGTTGCTGGTATGAATAATACAATGCCGCTTATCAATGGAGATATCATTGAACTTTCATTTGTACCAGATGACAATATTGTATTTGGATATTTACCAGCATATTTACTTGCACAGAGAGCAGGCACAGAAATAGGCCAGTCAGAGCATGTAAAATTCATTCAGGACCAGACTGTATTTAAGGGAACTGCGAGATATGATGGAAAGCCTGCAATTGCTGAGGCATTTGGTGTACTCACAATTTCATCAGCAGCACCGACAACAACGGTAACATTTCCAACAGATACAGCTAAGTAAGAGAGGTGATAAGCTTTGGACAACGCAAGCATATTGGAAATCATGAAACAGGATATAGGCATATCAGTTGAACTTCCACCAGAAAGAGAAGTATTTTTGACTAATTATATTGAGTTGGCCAGAGCTGCCATCGCAAGGGAAGGCATAACCGTTCTTGATAATATTGAGGACGGTATGCTTGTTGAAATGTATGCATCATATCTGTACCGAAACAGGAAAGAGGATAAACCTATGCCGAGAATGTTAAGGCTGGCACTTAATAACCGAAAATTAAGCAGGAAGGAGTTAAGTGATGGAGGGATATCTTGAACTTATAACGCCTGTATATGAAAATGATGAACTGAACCAAAGCATTAAGACAGGAGAAAAGGTTGATTCTGTATGGGTTGAAGAAATATCTGTTACACGGAGTGAGTTCTATAATGCCGGTAATAGCGGGCATAAAGCACAGTTAGCATTTAAGACAGCCTCAGCAAACTATAATGGTCAGAGTGAATGCAGATTTTGCAAGAAAGCATACAGCATATATCGTACATATAAGTCTGATAATGAGACGATTGAACTTTATCTTGAAGAAAAGGTGGGAATAATGTGAAGATAGGAATAGATAGTTTGTCAGAAACCGTAGCACAGGAATTAAGCAATTATTCAAGAGAAGTAAATAAGACTCTGCGAGATGAGGTGAAAACAACAACTAAGCAATGTGTTAAAGATATCAGGGAGGCTGCTCCAGAGGATACGGGAGCATATAAGAAGAGCTGGACATCCAAGGTTCAATATGAAAGTGAAGATGATATCCGGACAGTTGTATATTCAAAGGGAACAGGAGCAAGCTTAACACATCTTCTTGAGAATGGACATGCGAAGGTTGGCGGAGGAAGAGTAAAAGCATATCCGCATATTGCTCCGGCAGAAGAAAAAGCAAGCGAAAGCTTGTTTAACAGAGTGAAGGTGAGATTAGGAAAATGAAGCTTGGAGATTTAATAAAAATATTAAGTACAACAAGTATTCCAACAACATACAGAGCGTTTGAAGAAGGGAAGTCGCCAGGGCTTCCCTTTATATGTATAGTTGATGCAGATACAGATAATTTTTTTGCAGATGGCAAGGTATGGCATGAAATTCATGCAGTTAATATTGAGCTGTATACGAAGAGTAAAGATATAGAAACGGAAAACAAAGTAAAAAAGGCACTTAATGATAACGAGATACCATGGCAGCAGACGGAGGTATACATTGAATCAGAAAAGTGCTATGAGCAAATATTTAGTATGGAGGTATGACATGGGAAAGAATAAGGTTAAGTACAATCTTAAAAACGTACATATTGCAGTAAAAAAGGCATCTGGGACATATGACACACCATTTGAGTTACCCGGAGCGGTAAATATGTCACTTAGTCCACAGGGAGGACTTGAACCGTTTTATGCGGATGGTATCAAATATTCTGTCAGTTCGACTAATAATGGCTATGAAGGAGATCTTGAGATTGCTCTTGTCACAGATGAATTCAGAACGCAGATATTTAAAGAGTACACAGATAACAATAAAGTTATGTTTGAAGATGCAGATGCACCGACAGTAGAATTTGCGCTCGGCTGTCAGATCGATGGAGATGCAAAAGAAACAATGTTCTGGTTTTATGGCTGTACAGCAACAAGACCGAATGTTGATGCACAGACCAATGAGGATAAGAAAACACCGCAGACGGATAAGCTCACAATATCTGTTGCCGGTGATGATTTTACTGTTGGTGGAAAGAAGAAACGACTGGTAAGAGCCAAGTCAACAGAGGAAACCACTACTTCACTGGAAACATGGTTTGAAAATGTTGTTTCACCGGTTGAAGCTGCATAAGGAGAATAATTATGGCAACAAAAAGAAATATAGAAATTGGTGGTATAGTATGCCACTTTAGAAGCTCAGCAGCAGTACCAAGAATATATCGACTGATGTTTTCAAGGGATTTGTTTAAAGACATGTCAAAGCTGGCAGATGAATTGGATAAATCAAACAGACTGGAAGAGAAAGAAAAGAAAAAGGCGGAAGCAGAGGGCAGGGCTTATGTTAAGTCAAGCGCTCTGCCTCTTTCATCTTTGGAAATGTTTGAGAACATCGCATATGTTATGGCTAAACATGGAGACCCGTCACAGCCAGATAATATAGAGGAGTGGCTGGATCAATTTGAAATGTTTGATATTTATGAGATTTTACCTCAGATATTAGACATGTGGAAAATTGAAACACATCAGGAATCAGAACCAAAAAAAGTGTAGGCGAGATTGACAGAGAACTTAATACTCCTTTGTATTTGCTTAGGGTTGTTCAGTTAGGGATATCAATATCAGATTTAGAGCTGTTAAGCATAGGATTGGTGAATGATATGTTTATTGAATATAACAACGATGATTGTGAGTATGCAAGAAAAGCAACACAGGAGGATATAGACGCTTTATAGGAGATAAGTATGGCTGGAACAAAAATAAGAGGAATAACAATAGAGATTGGCGGCGATACATCAGGTCTTAATAAAGCACTTGGTTCGGTTAATTCGCAGATAAAAAGCACCCAATCTCAGTTAAAAGATGTTGAGAGATTATTAAAATTAGATCCAAGTAATACAGAACTTCTTACACAGAAGCATAAACTTCTTAAAGAGGCTGTTACAGAGACTAAGGATAAGCTTAAAACATTAAAAGAAACACAGGATAAAATAGATAGTGGAAAGGTTACTACATCGAAAGAAGCTTATGATGCCTTAAAAAGGGAAATAGTGAGTTGTGAAACGAGTTTGAAAGACTTGGAGAAACAAGCGGCACAGAGCAATATCAGTTTAGTAAAAGCGGGACAGGCATTTGATGGTATAAGCCAAAAGACAAGCGGTGTTGGCAAAAATATGTCGAAATTAACAGCTACTGTTGCAGGAGTAGGAGCTGCAGGAATAGGTGCGGCAATGTCGCTGGATGATGGATATGATACGATTATTACAAAAACAGGCGCAACAGGAAAGGCACTGCAAGAACTGAATGATGTCGCTGATGATATATATAGCTCAATGGCTGTATCAATGGAGGATGTGGGAATAGCAGTTGGTGAAGTTAATACAAGATTTCAGGCAACTGGAAAACAACTTCAGGATTTATCAGAGGAATTTTTAAAATTTGCACAAATTAATGGAACAGATCTGAATACTTCTATAGATACAACCGATGCAATAATGACCAAGTTTGGTATTGACACATCAAGAACATCTAATGTTTTGGGCCTATTTACTAAAGTTGGCCAAGATACGGGAATATCAATGGATACATTGCTAAACAGTCTGCAAACAAATGGTGCATCATTGCAGGAGCTAGGCTTTAGCCTTACGCAGTCTACCATGTTGCTTGCTCAGATGGAAGCAAGCGGTGTGGATACAACAATTGGTATAACATCATTAAAGAAGGCTGTTACTAATCTTACTGACAGTGGGAAACCATTAAATACAGCATTGTCAGAAGTTATATCATCAATAAAAAATGCAAAAAGTGATACGGAAGCATTAAATATTGCGTCATCAACCTTTGGAAGTAAAGGTGCTGCTGAAATGTCGAAAGCTATAAGAGATGGAAGGTTAGATATAAACGATTTAGCAGCATCATTGCAAAGCTATGGTTCTGTAGTATCAGAAACATTTGAAGAAACACAAGACCCATGGGACGAGGCAACAATTGCAACCAATAATCTCAAACTTGCCGGAGCAGATTTAGGTTCAACTTTATTGGAAACATTAACACCTAAAATAAATAGTACGGTTGAAGCAATTAAAAATTTTGCACAATGGTTCAGAAGCTTATCAGACGAACAAAAAAACATCATATTGATAATTGCCACATTAGTGGCAGCAGTAGGACCGCTTTTTATATTTATCGGCCAAATGGCTGGTGGAGTCTCGGCAATAATAAAAGTTGTTCAGATACTGATACCTATAGTGAGCTGTTTAAATGCTGTATTAGCTACGAATCCTATAATATTAATAATTGCTGGAATAACTGCTCTGATAGTTGCAATTATACTTTTATACAATAAGTGTGAATGGTTTAGAGATGGTGTGAATGCTATAGTAGGAACAATTGTGGATTTTGCAAAAGATGTTTGGGAAAAGATAAGTACATTTTTTACTGAAACTATTCCAAATGCTTTTGACGCTGTAATATCTTGGTTTAAAGATAACTGGCAAGGTCTTTTGCTCCTTTTAGTGAATCCGTTCGCCGGAGCTTTTAAACTATTATATGATAACTGTGAAGGATTCAGAAATTTTGTAAATGGTTTTGTAGAAAAAGTAGTGGATGCATTTACAGGATTTGCGTCTGACATAAAAGAAAGAGCTGTAAGCATAGGAACACATATTACAGATGGAATTGAAGTTGCAATAGATTATATTCGTGATTTACCACACAAAATGACAGAGTGGGGCAAAGATATGATTGATGGATTTGTAGCAGGAATAAAATCAAAAGTAAGTAATGTTGAAAATGCTGTTATAGGTATAGGCAATAAAATTAAGAGCTTTCTTCACTTTTCAAGACCAGATGAAGGTCCTTTGCGCGATTATGAAACTTGGATGCCTGATTTTATAGGAAGAATGGCAGAGCAGATAGAGCAACAGAAGGGTAAAATAACTAATGCTGTACAGAGTATGGCGGGGGAAATGAAATTTACACCAGCTATAGCAGGTACATCTAGTACAACAAGCAACACCACAAATATATTTAATGGAAATTATAAGTTTAATGATAAGTCTGATATTGATTATTTTATGAATCAGGCGGCGCTTAGACTGAAAGGAGCACGATGATAGTTAATGGTACAGATTTAAGAGCTAAATATGGTTCAGATGTTACATGGCTTAGTCAGACGGTGAATCCTCGGACAGTGAATGTGTATAATAATTGGCTTGATGGTGCAATAGACCCAGCTAAATATAAGAAGACAAAGTATACTGAATTTGAGATATACATTGAAATGCTTGTTAAATCTGAAAGTAAAGAAGATTGTGAAAAGTTAATGAGTTCTCTGATGGCAGACTTTGAATCAGGAATTGTTCAGCTGGATGACATGGAATTCTTATATAAGTTTGATATGGCCAAGGAGCAGAGAGAATTAAAGAAAAGATGGTTATATCATTATGAATTGACATTAACAGGTCATGCAAAACTTGGAAAGCCAGTTAATGAGAGCTTTACAGGAACAGAATACACAACAACTATTAAAGGCACAGCAGAAACTCCTGCTGTGCTTTCTTTAACATCAGATATTGCGTTAGGAAGTCTTACAGTAGAAGGTTTAACTGAAGATATTATTACAATTTCCAATGTTGGAAGAAACACAAGTATTCTGATTGATGGAGAATCATGCCAAGTAACTGAAAACGGCGAAGATATATTTGATAAGGTTGATTTATGGAGCTTTCCAAGGGCAAGTCCTGGAGATATTAAAATTAAGCTGGGAAGCACATGCAGTGCAAAATTAAGCTATTATCCAAGATATATTTAAGGAGGCAATATGAAACTTAAGTTAGGTGAAATAAAAGAGGAGATAATTGGACTACGGAAGGTCTATGATAAGAAGCTTCCGGTGGCATTAAGCTATTCTATAGCTACCAATGAGAAAATGCTTTTTGAAAAGTATAAAGAAGTTGAGGAACATCGTGAAAAAATATTCAAAGAGGTTTGTCTGAAAGATGATGACGGTGTACCAATTATGCTTGAAGATGAGAAAAAGGGCACTAAGGAATATACATTTGAAACAGATGCTATAAAGAATGAGGCAATTTCTAAGGTAGAAGAACTTTATGAGCTTGATGAAGATTTTGACATTAGAACAGTAACGATGAATGTTATTGAGCTTACAGAAACAGATCCTAAGTATGATATTCTTACAGCACAGGATATGTCAGCATTATTATTCATGATTAAATAAGAGGAGGAGCGGCTATGCTGAAATACATTGATAAAAATGGCAAGAAAAAGCCGCTAATTGAATATTCGGATCTGTGTGTTGAAGAGGTGCTTGACTATGGAGATAAGACATTAACATGTAATGTTTCTATGAAATGTTCTGTGGCGCTGGAGGATATAATCAGGACCAGAACCAATGAATATGTAATAAAGCAGAAAAACGGACTGGCTGATGATGGTACATATACAGTAACAGCAAAACTTAACATTGACGAGCTGGAAGGGACTCCTTTTATATCTTTTGATACAACTGAAAAGACAGCACTGGAGGCAGCTCAGTTAGCTCTTGCTGGTACTGGGTGGACATGCGAATGTGATGTAAAAAAGAAGCGTACCATAAGAATGACAAATGCCTCATCATGGGAAATATTAAAAAAGATAGTTGATACTTATATGCTGGAAATGCAAATTGACAGTATAAATAAGGTTATCAGATTAAAGGAAAAAATTGGTTCGTATAAGGGAGCATATTTTACAGACCAGATCAACTTGATATCTTTAGAGAGTCAGGCAAATACAAATGATTTTTATACAAGGATTTATCCAATAGGAAAAGATGGACTGACAATTGAAAGTGTAAATAATGGCAGTACCGTATTGGAAAATCATATATATAGTTCTAAAAATAAGACATATATATGGAAGGATGAAAGATATACGGATCCGCAAAGTCTGAAAGAAGACGCTGCCGAGAAGCTGGCAGACATGGCACAGCCATATATTGCATATAGCTGTTCAATACTTGATTTGTCTCAGAACAGCAAGAAATATAAGAATTACAATATTGGAGATGAAGTTGTATTAATAGACAGCTTTTCTAAGACGAAGATTAAGCAGCGAATAAAAAAGATATCAAGATATCCTGATGATCCTAGTAAAGATACATGTGAAATCGCTAACCTTAAGCTCACATTTACTGAGATGCAGCAGAAACTTAACGATGCAGCAGACACAGTAAATAATATTACAACTGACAATGGAACAGTAGATGGCAGCTCTATAGATGATATGGATGCCAATAAACTAACAAATGTTGATGATGTAGTATCTAAAACGGAAAGCTTTAAGAGCATTAAAACAGAAGTATTAACTGTTACAGGTGAGTTACAGAGTGCGTCAGGTAAAATCGGAGAACTTGAAACCAATAAACTTGATTCAGAAACGGCAAGGATTACATATGCAACAATAGAAAATTTAAAAGGCCTTTCTGGAGAATTTGAGCAGTTCAAGACAAATGATTTTACTGCGATAACAGGAAAGATTAATGACCTAACTGTTGGGGTAGAGAAAGTAAATACTCTTATGTTTGGCTCTGCAAGTGGTGGAAGTCTTACGACAGAGTTTTCCAATTCAGTTATAAGCCTTATAGGTGATGCACAGATAAAAAGCGCAATGATAGAGAGCATTGATGCTAAAAAGATAATGTCTCTAGATATTGATACAACAGATGTAAAGGTACACAGCAAAGACGGCAAATCACAGTGGACTGATAATACTATTCAGATTAGTGATAGCAATAGGCTTCGCGTTCAAATCGGAAAAGATGCATCAGGTGACTATAACATGTATGTGTGGGATTCAAAAGGCAGCTTGATGTTTGACGCGTTAGGACTTACAACAAAAGGCATACAAAGAGAGATTATCAGAAATGATATGGTATCTCAGGACGCAAATATATCAGCCGGGAAACTGGATATAGCAAGCCTTTTTAATGTTATTAACAATGATGGCACACATACGCTTAAGAGCAACAAGATATATCTGGATGATGCAGCACAGACACTTAATGTTCTTCTGCAGAATATAAAGACCAGCTCTGGAAAGGATTATTCCGAATGGGGAAGCTTATTAAAGCAGTCTGATGATTTTATAACACAGAAGCTTTGGTGGACAGAAAACATAGACGGAACCAGTGTTAAGGAGAAATTCTCTAATGTTAATCAGACGCTGCAGGAATACAGAGTAAGTCTGTATAATCTGGCCAAGTACGATAATGAGATATACCTTATATCTTATGTGCCAACGAAGGATAATTATCCGGCTTGGGATTGGTGTGTTCCTGTTTATCCATCCGACACACAGTTTCCACGCGAAGAAACATGGCAGTATAACGATACTGAGTGGGATAAGTATATTGGAAAGGTTGCTTACTGGGAGAGTGAAGGCAGAGCATGGCGTTTCATTCGTAATACAGATGGAAGCCATGGTTGGAAAGAGATACCTAATTCGGAAACAGCTTATATGCTGAAGCAAAATTCTGCATTAAGAATCAATCTTGATAGCATAAGTAGCAGTTTGTCATTAACTCAGCAGGATTTAAAGGGCAATTATAGCACAACAACGCAGATGAACAATGCTATAACACAAGCAGTTAGTGCAGAGAGTGGTAGCATTAAAAGCGAGATTTCTAGAACATATGTTACCAGTGATATGTTGTCAGAAAGCTTAAACGGTATCGATGAAAGTATAGGCAATCTCCAAGAGGAGCAGCGGTATTACACTAAAACTGAACAGCTTGACAATTATATAAAACAGCTAATTACAGACGACACAACTGAAACAAGCATTGTACTAAGTGGCGAGTATGCTACCAGAAGTTATGCTGATAAAGTTGGTACTGACGCAATAGCAACAGCGGGAAGTAATACGAACAAAATACTTGAAAGCTATTCCACAACAGCAAAAATCATTAGTGAGATTAATCCTGGAAGCACTTCGATTTCAGCGGCAGTAACAGCAAAGCTTGGGGAGTACGCAACATCTGCAAGCCTGACTGCATTTATAAAAAATGAAAACGGACAGCTTCGTTCTGCAATCGAAGCGATTGCAGACGATATAACACTTAATGCGAGCGGAGCAATTAATATAAGCGGTAATAAGTCTGTTAATATTAACGGGAATTTGTTCACGCTAAATAGCACAAATACCACTATTGATGCAGACGGAACTATAAGATGTGATAACCTGATATCGAGCAATGCGAAAATAACAGGAGGTTCTATTAACATAGAGACTGATACATCAACATACAGTGCGATTAAATTATCTTATGGAGATGCTTATTTGAAGGAATCACCATATCATATAGAAATGTACAATCCAAATGTTAAAACACATAACAACATTGATGCACATGGTGTTAGCATTATTGGAGATGACAATGTGGTAATAAATGCTATTACAGATTTTGGTGTAGATATTAGAAAAGGAGTTCTATATGTGGATTCAGAGGCTACGGTAAGATTGGACACAGATTGTAACAATATATCTATATATCATTCATCATTGGGAAGACGATGCTATCCAGCAATGTATACACACAACCCTGTTGCATTTGATTGGGATGGAAGTGTATTAAGAATATATGTAGACGACACAATAGTAGCTTCATGGATATGGGGCGAGCAAAGATGGGAGTAATATAAATCCGCATAGTGCGGTAGAAAGGAATTAAGTTATGTTAAATACAACAAAGAGTACATCAGTAAATGGAAATAGTTCTATAGAAGGAAAGATTGTAGTCACATTTTCAGCCAATATACCTTCATCAGGAGAGATTTCTCTTAGTAAAAGAATTCAGAATAAAAAAACGTATCTTGAAAATCAGGACGAATGCGATACAGATTACGCTAATTTTGAAACGGAAGTAATGGCAGCAATTAAGGAGATGTAATTATGAGTTTATCCGGATTTATAGCCTACAAAAGAGTAGGTTGGACGGGGCAAACACCGTGGAACCCAACAAACCTTAACATAATGGATAAGGGAATTAAAGATAACAATGACATGATTGCTAATCTCAGAAGTGAGGTAAGTGCACTAAACAACAATATTGACGTTAAAAACTGTTTTTGCAAAAATATTGCAAGTGTAGATGGTACTTGGGAAGGTTATGGCTACAATTATTGCTATTATAATAAATCTACCAAAACAGGGATTTTATACTATGCTTCAAAAATTGAAACATCAGATTCTGCACAGAATAATTTTACCGGATATTATGATGTGACAACAGTTCTTGAAAATATGGGTATTACTAGCTTTAATAAAATATTGGAAAGCAATTATACTCCTTATGATGCCACAGGTGTAGTTCGAGCAAAGTTGATAGGCTATGGAACAACATTGTTATATAGCTCTGCAAGCCAACATTATTCCTTTGCAAGATACTATACGAAAGATGGAAAGAAAGGCGCATGGGCAACAAGCAAATTCCAAAAGGGTGATTATATTATAGGCTCACTTATATTTAGCTAAGCTTCGAATACTTCTGTTAGTAATTGCACCGTCGTATTTAATATTATTGCTGTTTAGTTAACTTAGAGCGGCGAGAATTTACCTCCGATATATAAAGAAAAACAATATCGGAGGTATGTATGGAAGAACAGTTAAGAAAAGATTTGATTATGGCCGCAGCAAGATATATGGCAGATAGAAAGGTAGAGAAGACCACTCTGGACAACGAGAAGCGGACACTCTCTGCCTTTTTTAATGATATTACTGTTTTGTGAATATATATATCTGAAAAATAAATAAGAAAATCCATAAACATGGCCATAAGTGGTTATGTTTATTTGTTATACACATTTTACCAGTCTTGGGACAGGCTTTTTAAATATTATAAGGAGGTATCTAAGATGTACTATGATGATTCTTAGCTGAAATATGTTTCTGAATAAAAATGAGAGTTGCACCAGTGCAACAGAAAGGACATTATATGGAAAAATTAAAAGTAATTGTAACAGCGGTGTGGAGCATTATATTAAGTGCTCTGGGAATTTTAGCAATCCCGGTATTATTACTTATAACATGTAATTTGATAGATTATTTTACAGGTATTGCAGCTTCTAAATTTAGAAAACAACAGATAGATAGTTATAAGGGAATAAGAGGAATTGCAAAGAAAATATGTATGTGGCTTTTAGTAGGAGTTGGTGTGATAATAGACCAGCTCCTTTCTTATTCTGCAAAAGTTGTAGGAATAACATTACCTTTTACATTTCTTGTAGCATGTGTCGTAGCAATCTGGCTTATATGCAACGAAATCATAAGCATATTAGAAAATATCAATGACATTGGAGTAACACTTCCACCATTTTTGCAGCCAATAGTGAAGAATCTTAAGTCACAGGTAGAAAAGAAAGCAGATATAGAAGAAAGAGAGGATAAGTAATATGAGAACATTTCCAGTGATTAGCACAAAGTATGAGCATGTAAACAACTTTATTAACACTCTTGCACCAGTGGTGTGCAATGCATGGATTAAATACAGAAGAGAAGAAAAGAAAACAATAAGCCCAGCTGTAATTCTTGCACAGGCTGCTAAAGAATCTGGTTGGAATTTAGGGGCTGCTTCACTTTTTGGAATTAAGGGAAGCGATGCAGAATATGATACGACAGAGTATATTGATGGAGAATACATAAACATTAAAGATTCCTTTGAAAAGTATCCTGATGTAATGGGTGCTGTATATGGATATATTGATCTGATGCAGTGGAATAATTATGATGATGCAACAGCAGCAAATACAGTCGAAGGAGAGCTTTATGGGCTTACAAATGCTGTGAACAATACAGACAGAGATGCAGAAGGTAACTGGGTTGGATATAACTATGCAACCGCTCCGGATTACTATGAGACAACACTTGCCATTATTAATGACTTTGGTCTTAGAGTATTTAACGATTATGTATGGTCTGTTGTTAATGAAACAGATGATACAGAAGAGATAGAACAGCCTTCAGAAAAACTTGACGAGAGTGTTATTGATGCAATTTACCGTGGTGAGTACGGTGATGGAGAAGAACGCAGACAGAAGCTCGAAGCTGCAGGTTACAATTATGCAGATTATCAGGCTGCCATGGAAGCTAAGTATTATCCTAAAGATGATACACCAGCAGAAAGTGAGGAAGAGGAAACACCGCAGGATGCAGAAGAAAGAGTGGCAGTTGTAGAACCAGGAGGAAGTTTCTGCCAGATTGCAAGAGACTATCTCGGAGATGAAGGCAGAGCAGCAGAACTTGCAGAATATAATGGAATGAGTATAGATACACCTCTTTACGCAGGCATGGAGCTTAAACTGCCAGATTAAATTGTACTCATAAAATTTATGTATAATTAATATCATATTATAAGAAAAATAAAATGCGCATAATACACATAAAACTATTGACAAAATACGCATAATGCGTATAATAAAATTAAAGATACCAAGAAAGGAGGAAAGCCAATGACTGTCAGAGAGCTTGATAAGCTTATAAGGAATGACGGTTGGTATTTTATAAAGCAAGTTGGATCACATATGCAATATAAGCATCCAACGAAAAAAGGGAAAGTAACAATACCTAACCATGGAAGTGGCGGAGATGTAGACATACGAACAGCCAATTCAATACTTAAGCAAGCAGGACTTAAATAG